TTACGTTTATGGCGTGTACGCGGCTGGCAACCGTGGCCCGGATGCCGCGCGAAGCTCGGCTTTAACTAACTAACTAGCAAGGGGAACCTATGCACTATACCGGCTTCACCGTAGAGAAGATCGCCGCGCGCCTTATGGCTATATCAGCGGAAACCGAAAACCTATTTGACTACGTGTATCTTCTCGAGGCGGCACGACTGTTAGTAGATCAATTAGACACAATCCGCGAAGGGGTCAGCTATGGAGACTGAAGTATGGGCGTTATCGCCTATCTCGGATTGCTTTATAGACGCACCGTGTACGCAAAACACCGGGGCTATATGGTGGTGCGGCGGGTGTATGGGTAACGGGCGGCGGGTAGTTACGTCGCACGTTATCGAAGTAATGGTTCTTATTGGTCACGACGGCCGACCTATGGCCTATGAAACCCGCGAGGACGGCGAACAATGAACAGAGCAGCACGACGCGCGCAAGATAAGCAAGAGACACGCGCCTACCGTTTACGTAAACGTCAGGGCTCACCGGCCCGAAAAGTGTTACACCGTCACCGGTCAATGACCGCAGCAACACAAAAGGGGAAAGAATGACACGCGACGAACTAACCCGGCTACGTAACGTATCCATAGCACCTAACGCGATCGACCCTATATGGCTTAGGCAAGCGGTACGCGAGATAGACCAGTTACGTTCAGACCTAGAGGGTATGTGCCGACTCTATGAGGAATCCGAACGCCGATACCGTGAACGTGAAGCGCAGCTAGCGTTACGTCGCGTGAACGCTAGGCGGTCGTTCTAGTGTGGGCGAAAGTAGACGACGGCTTTTGGTGCCATCCGAAAGTGATCGGGCTACCCCTAGCCGCTTCCGGGTTATGGGTGCGCGCGCTTTCGTGGTCGTGCGCTCAGCGTCTCGACCTAGTACCGGAATCGTTCGTACGCATGGTCGGCGGCACGACCGAAGACGCCACCGCGTTAGTGGACGCCGGGTTATGGATTATCGACGGCGACGGGTACCGAATCCATAACTGGACGGAATACCAAACGCTCACAACGTCCGAACGCAGAGCCGAAGCCGGACGTAAAGGCGGCATAGTTTCCGGTCAGAAACGAAGCAAAGCCGAAGCAAAGCCCAAGCAAACCGCAAGCAAAAACAGTTTGCTAACGAAGCAAAGCTACGAAGCAGGTACCCATCCCGACCCGACCCGACCCGTAAAACCATCTTCGGAACCGTCCACAAACGAAACCGTTACCGCCGCAATCGAAGAAGCAGTTAGGCAGCGGCAAGCAACTACGACCGGTATCCGAAACCCGGAAGCATGGCGACGCACCGTACGCGAACAAATGACCAGCGACGAAGACGCCATAGCGAAAGCAACGCGACTGCTCGAGCAATACCCGACGGCGAACACTTCCCAAATCGCCGCCGCGCTGAACGGCTCCACAGTCGCCCTAAGACTACTTAAGCGGGAAAGCCTACCGAACGAACCCGCAACGCCCTAGAACGCTTAACTAACGAACCTACGCCACTACAGACGACCGGAGACCCTAAGCAATGGCAATACCGCGCGACACTCACGAAACCGCGACCACGGCGCTAACGATCCTGCGCCTAATTCAAACCCGCGACGAATACGGCGGGACCGTTCTCGACCGCATACGCGACGCCCGCAACGGCCAACCGTCCGCCATCCGCTACGACTCCGACAAAATCACCGCAACCGGAACCAGCGACCCCACCGCCGCCGCAGCGCTCAGACCCGACAACGCCGCACGCGACCAGCACGACCTAGAACAGAACCTAGCTAAAGCCCGGCAACACTTAGACCGCGCCCTAGCCATCGTGAACACCTACACGCCGCGACCACCTAACGCGCTAGAACGTCAGCGCATGGCCGACGCTAACGAACCGCATTGCGAGAGCTGCGCACGAATCGAAGTAGCAAACGGAATACCACGGTGGGAACCGCCACTAACGCAAGAACGCAGCACCGTAGGCGACCGCCTACCCGAACCGCTATGGCTCTGCCGATGGTGCTACGACCACGTAGCGCAGACCGGCACGAAACCAAACACCGACGAACTAGACCAGCATCACAGCGGTGCGCGCGTCCGATGCCCGCACCCGCGAACCGAAAGCTTGTTTCCCGAATGAGCCGCCTACCCTCTCGACCCCTATACGACGCCGCCGCATACGTAGCCGGTAAACCCCTACACGCGAAGACCTGCCGTTACTGCGGAGACAACGCAGCAGTAACCAGCGGATGCGTTAAAGCCGAAGAACTAGCCCGCCTACTCGGCGTATCCCGCAAGACAGTAACCCGCTGGACTGAACACGGGATACCGTTACGGTACGCAGACCAGTTAGCTACCCGGCTCGGCTATAACCCGATCGCCGTATGGGGCTTATGGTGGGATGACCCCGAATACCTTAGCCTTGTGGATAACTAACGATTACGCTACGGCGACAATGCAAGAACTAGGTAACGCTTAAACAAATGCGTCGCCCGTGTATCGACTGCGGAACCCCTACCCCTGCCGACCGGTGCGACCCCTGCCGACTGGTAAGGAACCGAAGACGAATACGCGCAAGCTCGACCGCACGCGGCTACGACCTACAACACAAGCAAGCTAGAGCAGACCTACTAACGCAACTACCTACCCTATGCGGGTACGGGTGCGGGACCCTACTGGTCTCGCCTACGGATATGGTCGCAGCTCACGTAATCGACGGAGACCCGTCCGCCGGGTGGTTACCCTCTTGCCGATCATGTAATGAACGTGCGAAGCGCAGACGCGTTAGAGGTTGACCGCTAGACATATGCGGTACGAATCGCTAACGAAATTGCGCGCAAATCCGAACGGACTCGACCGCACCCGCGCAGGTACCCCCCCCGGACCCCCATTTTTTTACAACACGCGAGCGGCCAAGACCCACGCCCTACCCTTTTTTGTGCATTGTCATAATTCCCGAGCGGGTCGGGCATTACGGCTTATGAGTCTTTTTTGGTCTCAACTATTTAGAAGTAACTTTCGTAAAAGGGGAATCTATGGCACCGAGAGGCAGACCGCCTACGCCGACTGAAGTTAAGAAACGCCGCGGGACTGCTCGCGGCGACCGGGTACCGAATTTGTCTAACCTCGCCGCGGTTCCCGCCATCATGCCGGAACCAGTAGAACTAGACCCGGTTAGCGCGTTGGATTACGTGCTTACTGCCGGGCAAATTTGGCTAGCTCAAACTGACACGCTCGCGCTAGCAATGCTGCGCGAGGCAATCGAGGAACGCGCAAGCTTGCGCACCGTTGTGATGGCTACTCAATCAGCCGAAGCGCGTAAGGCTTTACGCGATCTCGAGAAGCAAATACTTTCGCAAATGTCTGCGCTCGGTTTCGATCCTTCGGGCCGTTCGCGTCTTGGACTGGCCGAAGTGAAATCGGCTACGAAGCTCGAGCAGTTACGCCGGGCGCGTGGCGAGGGTTAGCGGCTGGCCGTCGCGTTGGCTTTCGTTTAACGCAACCGCTAGAACGAAGACGCGCGGTAGTGAGGCTTCCGAATTTATTAACAGTTACGCCCGTGTAGTTAAGGCTTCGGTCGGCGGTGCGGCTGGTGATCTTATTCAGCTCCGGCCGTGGCAGCTAAAGCTACTAGACAGTTTGCTAGCGGAGACTCCCGACGGAAAACTTAAACACCGGTCCGCGCTTGTCGGCTTGCCACGTAAGCAGGGTAAGAGCGCGTTAGGTGCCGGGCTTGCGTTGTGGTCGCTTTATTGCGGTGACGCGGGCGGTGAGGTTTATTCTTGCGCTGGTACCCGTGAGCAAGCTCGTATCGTTTTTGGTTCGGCTCGCCGCATGGTTGAGCTAGACCCGGAGCTTTCGAGTATCTCTAAAGTTTACCGGGACGCTATCGAGGTTCCCGAAACCGGTTCGGTCTATCGGGTACTGAGTCGAGAAGCGGGCGCGTCCGAAGGTCTCTCTCCGACGATGGTTGTTTTTGATGAGGTACACGTTCAGCCGGACCGCGAACTATGGGATGTTATGGCGCTCGGCGCTGGCGCTCGGCACGAACCTTTAATGCTTGGTATCACTACGGCCGGGTCACGTACCGACAACTACGGCCGCGATTCTTTTTGCTACTCGCTTTACCAGCATGGCAAACAAGTAGCCGCTAAAGAGATAGAAGACCCTACGTTTTTCTTTGCATGGTGGGAACCTAAAGCCGGTTCAGACTCCGACCATACCGACCCGAAAGTTTGGGCCGAAGCTAACCCCGGTATCGGCGACCTAAACAGTTACGAAGATTTCCGGTCTACGCTTGTGCGTACTCCTGAATCCGAATTTCGTACGAAACGAACGAACGTATGGGTAGTGGGTTCTTCTGCTGCGCTGCCTCATGGCGCATGGGGAAAGCTCGCCGACCCGGACCGTATCGCCGACCCGTCTATACCCGTTGTGCTTATGGCCGACGGATCATGGTCCGGTGACAGTACCGGCGTAGTAGTGGTCACGGTCGAGGAACGGCCGCATATGTACGTTCTTGATTTATGGGAAAAGCCCGGCGACTCTAACGAATGGCGGGTACCGATTAGCGAAGTAGAAACCGCTATTCGTAACGCAGCTCGTTCTATGCAGGTTGCAGAGATTGGGATGGACCCGTACCGCTGGCAGCGTTCTATGCAGGCTCTTGAGGATGAGGGTCTGCCGATGCTCGAATACCCGATGGGGTCTGTTCAGCGAATGGTTACCGCGTGGAAACTTTTTTACGATGCGGTCCTAGATAAAACGTTTACTCATAGCGGCGACCCGCGGCTAGCACGTCACGTAGAAAATATGGTTCTAAAGATTGACGCCCGCGGCGCGCGCCCTACAAAAGAAAACAAACAAAGCACCCGCCATATCGACTTAGGCGTTTGCGCTG